GAGACCCGAATCCGTGCCCCAATCTTGTTGGAGGCTGTCGAGTAAGTGATCGAGTCTGCGGACAAGTCATTGCCAACGATGATGTTGTCACCTTCGGCGGAAGTGACGACAAGGTTATGGTCACTCACTCTCATGAACTCGAAACTTAATCCAGCTCGGATCGCTGGAAGCGTGAAGTTCGCATTGGCCGTATCAGCGAAGAACCTTGTACCGTTGTCCGCCGCAACAACCGTGTAATCGGTGATCTTTATCGATGATCGTGCTACAACGCCCGCCCTGTACCCGTTCACGTCATCGTCGAGAACGCAACCCATTTGATGGAGGCGACGACGGGCTGTGTATTCGTGGATGCTGCCAACGAGTGGCGAGCCCAGCACAATCAACGAGGATGCTTTCAAGGGTGCTACGACAACGATAGGCACCGCGTTCCTCTTCGCGGCCCCCATTCCGTCTTGTGTGATCAACTCGAATTGCAAGACGCCGTCCAGTTCCTGGGAACCGTCGGTTGCGAGTGGGTTCCATTGCGCATGCTGGTCGGATGCGGTAATCTTGCCAAGCAGCATTCCTTTTCGGATTTGCCACGTTGGAGTAGCGCCCGCATCAACCGTCGCGCTTGATACTACCCCCGGCTTTGTCAGCACGTGAATCCGCGAGGCGTCGCCACCCCAAAACAGTTCAGAATCGACCGTTTCGGCGAGTACTGTAAAACCAGGTGTTCCAAATTGTCCGTAGTTCATTCCGGCAGTTCCTTGTTACTTGTTGCGAGCGGTCAAAGCTGCGACAGCTTCGTCTTCTTCACGTTTCGAGATAGAACCTTTGGTGTCATAGCTCTGTGGAGCTTCGACGGGTTTGGTTCCGAGCTTGCTGATCTTCTGCGTAGCGTCCCAACAAGCTCCGGTTGGCAATACTTCACGCGATCGCAGCCACACGTCTAAATCTCCGCTATGGACCGTGCAATCCGCTGCTACCGAAAGCTTTTGGACTTGAAGTAGTCGTGTCTTGTCATTGGCTTCGTGGGGGAAGCATCGCCCGGACGTGAGCAAAGCTTGGATTCGTTCCTTGAGCTTGACCCGTGTCGCTTCGATACGATCGGATTCGAGAGTCTCGATACGTTTCTTCAGCGCGCTCATGGCCGCGATTTGCGGTTGCTCCGACATGATCGGATTGTCTGGTTGTTGCTGGTTCTCTTCCGGTGGGAGAGTCGTAGCTGGTTGCTCAACTTGAGGTTGTTGCTTGCCAGCGATAGCGGTCAGCAATGCAGGCCTTAGACGTTCCAGGAAGCTTGTGGTTGTGGTGTCAGCAGGCAAGACGAGCCCCAACTGGGCTAAGGCTTCAAGGACGTCCGATACGCTGGTTCCGCCTGCTTGCGGGGGCGTGGTGTCTGTGGTGATTGCGTCGTCCGATCCTTCGGCTACCGGGTACGATGTCGCTTCTGCTGCTGGTTCGCTACCGAATGGTTCGGCGCTGCTTGGATTCTTTTCCGATGCCATCCTAAAAATCCTTGGGTTAGTGGCCATGCGAATGACGCAAGACATGAATTGCGGTTGGTCTTGAACGGGTTCAAAAGGGCCTTGCGACGCATCAACCGGGTAATCGACGAAATCGACCGACCCAATGACGTCCCGATAGAGATTGCCGCGTCCATCTTTCCATTCAGAAAAAAGTACCGGTGACACAAAGCAAGTGTTCGAAGCCGCTGCCCGCGTTGCTTCGGGGGTCAGAGTCTCGAGCGTGATGTTCGCCGCTTGCCCGTCCGCTGCTACTTGGAAGTCGACGATTTTCCCGACAGTGTTCTTGGCCGATCGTGTTTTGTTTTGATGGAGGGTATCGAGCATTATGGGTTCTAGCAGCTCCATGTCGCTTGCATGATCCCAATGCATAGGAATTACATAGTTCGCTTCCTGTACACGCCTGACTTCTTTTTCCCAATGTCGCAATCGCTCGGGAGTAACGACAACCTCGCCGTCGGGACTCGTGTAAGTCCCTACTTCCAACATCGCTTTACGATACTTGCCGCTCATGGATGGAAGTATGCAGAGCCTTTCTAGAAACCGCTAGCGACGCATGCAACGGACGCAACAATTGCAACAATGACAACAAGTTAACCCGATGTTGTGATGGTCGTTGAATCCGCCGCGATGATGGTCGTAGTGATGGTCGCCGTCTTTCTCGGGTCTCGAACGGTTGCGTTTCGCTTAAGTGTCAACGACGTGATGGTTCGCGGTCTGACGTCGGATAGATCGAGCGTACCCGGGCCAACGGTAACACTCGGAAGAGTATTCAAGGCCTGATAGACCAATGTCCCGCCGTCGATTACCAAAGTTGTCGCCGCCGCTTGGAGGTACGTTGTCCCGCCGTGTACTCGCAACGTTGTGACCGTGTTCGCCAAAAGTAGGCTTCCGGTGGAATCGATTGTTGTGTGCGTGACCCCTGCACCAGAAATAACCGTTGCCCCTTCTGCGACATTCAACGACGTCAAAGAGCAAACTTCGGTAGCTCGGCCAGCAAACGAGACCTGGCCCCCAAGAATGTATGCCGTCGCGTTGGATCCACCGATGATTTGCACTGGCCATTCGCCACCGAATTGCTGCCCAGTTTTCTCGATCACAATCACAGTAGCAACGCTTCCAAGGTTCAGCTTGATCCTTGGAGACAATCGCCCGGCACCGCCGCCGATCGTCAATGCCGATGTGTTGATCGCCCAGTATTGCGCCCGATACTCTGGATACCCTAGAGCGTTCACTTCGGGCAGTCCGATCGCTTCCGACATTTCCGCTTCGATGACCACGCTTGCCATCAAGCCCGTGATCGTCCCAAGTCCATAAAGCATAGGCGGACCACTCTCGATAGCGATGGTGTCCGTAACCACGGGAAGAGTCGCGCCACTCCAGTTGGCCGCAACGTCGACGAAGTTTGGACCTGTTGCCGCCGTTAGTGTTGCAATTGTGATCGTGCCCGAACCGGTTGTCACAACGCCCGATATTACGATCGGAACACCGGCCACCTTTGCCGTCGCCGTTATGACGGATCCCGCAACCGAATAGGTGAACTCTGTGAACTCAGGGGGGATTCCGCTGGCGTTCAATGCATCCGTGATTTGCGTCGCCGCTAGTGCCGTCGTAGCCCCAGTCATCACGATAGGGAGCGAAGCAAACCCTACCGTGAACGTCAACGTGTTACCGATGGCGATTGTTCCGCCGATGGTGATTGTCGTTACTTGCTTGACCGCTGCCACTGTCCCCAACCATCTGCGTATTGCCATCGCTTACCAGCTCCTCAGTTTTGTTTGTTTCGTCGACCGGGTCGACCGTTACGGATTGCGAAACCTCTTCGTCCTCGATCCCTTCCAATGTTTCAATAACCGCTTTGTCGTCGCCCCATTTGGAAGAACGAACAAAATTCAAAACGGTACTTTTGCGTACCTTTAGGATGCCCTTCGGATTCCGAACCGCGAGCATCGCGCCGGTTTCGAGCCATCGGTGCACGGTACTTTTATGCACTCCAAGAACCGACGCAACCGTCGCTTGGTTTAGGATCGGGTCAGTTGCATGCGTCTCGATGTCTCCGACGAGGTCCGCTTGGCTTTTTCCGTGTGGTGCGCTGCTCATTTTGGTTCTCACGTTTTGATCACTCCTCCCCATGCCGCGCTCGATCGCTTCGAGACGTATGCAGCATAAGAGGTCACGTCAATGTCGTCGTTTGGTTCGTCCGGCTTGCCAGTCCATCCTAGAAGTACTCGCAAGTACGCCTTAAGCCAATCGGATTGCTCGAGGGGAACGAATATCTTTCCATGCTCCCATCGAGCGAGCATCTTGGAAGCGACCGCACGTTCTAGCTTGGCCCCTTCCCAGTTGTCTCCCATGCCTGGAATGCACGGGCCCACAAGCTCCACCTTGCACGCGGTTACCTCTTTTGCGAGTACCGGCCCGAAGTGAGCATTTTCGACGTATGCCTTTGGCACTTCCCATGCTGCGAGCGTATCGTCTACGCCAGCTACCAGCCTGCTCCAATCCACTTGCCCACGCCAAACGTATCGCAGGAACAGCAGCTCCGAGAGAATCACCTTTCGGTCCCCAACCGGCATGACCAAATGGGGCAAGTGATCCCATACCGCGCAGATACTCCAAGATGGTTGCTTGCCACGCGTTACCGCTGCCTTTTCCTTAGATGTTCCAGCCGTGTCGATCGTGGCAAAGCGTTGGCACTTGGCGAAAGGGATCCTGTAGAAATGATCCTGAAAAGTGATGTCGAACTCAGCTTGGTTGCAAACGTATCTACGCACCCAAGCTGAATCGATTTGTGTTCCTTCGGCGACATTCCAGTTGCCGTCTAATAATCTGGCTCGCTCTATTTTGGATTGGGCTTTCAACCGCCCTTTGTAGCCCGGATCCCGTTCGAGAAGTTTGGGGTTGTCATCGAGCGTCGCCCGGATGAACGTGACCGACATGATGTCGTTTTCGTCGATGTCATCGAATTCCTCGATCAATTCTTGTTTTGAGTCGGACCAATGTAGGATCCCTTCGGAATCGCGATAGAAGTACCGAAGCTTTCCAATGCGATCTTGAATTGCGTAGCCGTCCTCGCCGATCCACCAAGCAAGGAGGTCAGCGACCCAGCCTGGCTTTGGGTTGCAAGTGCAACGCACGTAAGGGCGGATTCCGCATGTAGTCCGCAATCGAGACAACATGTAGAAAAACATGGTCTCGGTAAAGTGCGTCAATTCGTCGAAACCAACAAAAGCGTACTGCAAGCCCTGATGCGAATACTTGTCCTTCTCATGCTGCAAGTGCGACAGCTTGATCCGTGCACCCGATTCGAATTCCGCGTCGAGGTGTGGAATGTCTCGCAGACTAGCGCCAAGCGCTCGATAGCTCGGTTGGCATTCGTCCCACAAGCCGCCCTGCCCTGTCAGCTCCGGATAGGTCCGTCGAAAGATGATTGCCCGGAATCCTGGCAAGTCCACGTATCGCAATGGATCGTGAACGATAGTCCAAGATTTGCCACCTCCGGCGCTGCCGCCATAAATGACAATATCGGCTTCCGATTCAAAGCAATCGGTCTGCGGTCCTGGGTTCGGTTCTAGGATCGTATCGAGGTTACTCGCTACCATCGGCCTGAACCTCTTCAGTTGGCGGTCTCGGAGTCGATGGCAAGCGTCGATTGTTGTCCGGTAACTTGATGATCAATCGACCGGTCATTTCGGTTTTTACGCGGACCTCTTTGCCGTATCCGCGGTCCCGTCCTTTGCGATCGAGGTACCAACCCGCAACCTTTGCGTTTATCCTGATCGCCCTTTGGATGGTCTGCTCCGCATCGTCAAGCGCTTTGGCCTCAACTTCGTCAAACGCATCGCCAACCCATTCGACTTCTTTGCGATACTTTGCCACGGTCTTTCGATTGACACCCAGTTCCTTGGCAATGGCCGTGACCATCCCAGCGTTCTTTGCGATCGCGTTCAACCATCGTTCCTTGTCCGAATCTATGTCGATTTTGTTCACTGGTTTAATTCTGCGTTTTGCGTTTTCAGAATAAGTTTTGAAACCTGGCTCGAATTTGCATGGCTCAACCTATCACCCTGGGAATGCTAGAAATCGGCTCGAACGGCGGCGGTTGACCGTAGAGAAGCCGGTCAAACGAATATTAGCGGTCGCATCAAAAGCAAAAAAGATTTTTTTGTTGGATTGAACCTGCTCGACATTTCCAATCTGCGTTGAAACATCCGATACTTGAAAATTCTGGATGGGCATAACGCTTCCAGCTTGCTTTCGAATTATTGTTGGCTCTCCACCTACCTGCAAACTCATTTAGTTCACCAAAATTTTTGCGTACAAGTCAACACCGCTCGGTAACGAACCGCTTGGTACGAATCTTCGTCTCGTGTTTAGAACGTCAGAGCCAAGCCCATTCACCCACGCCGATCCGTTCCAGAACTCGAAAGTGCCGTTTGTGGTCGCTGTGCTAGCTTGAGTCAATACAAGCGCGTTCGTATCTGCGCGATAAATGTCAATTGTATGTGTCGTCAAAGAACTGCCAAATAAAGCGGACTGAACCCATGCAAATGTCCCGTTAGCTTCATTGAAATCCGCAAAGTTCCAGCGATACTGGCTCGGCAGCGCATTGTCGGATTCGTAGATGAGCGCGAGCGACAGCACACGCGCCGGGAGCATGATGACGCCCGCTGTGCGGAACTGGAAAGCAAACTGGATATTGGCCGCTGGCAGGACTCCCGACAGGTCGCCCGTCTGGGGCACGTCCGACCATGCTCCGGAATTGTCGTCGATCCCGCTGGTTCGATACTGAATGCGGTAGCCGTCGGGAGAGACCCCCATGGTATGATCGCCGATATTCTCGACGCAGTTGACCAGTACCCGATAGAGCTTGGCGGGCGTCCCGCCCAAACTGATTTTCGGGCAGATCACCCGGTTGGGCACGTCGGCATGGTACTCCCAATCCGCCGCCAGCGGGTAGGCGGTCATGGCGCTGATGTTGACGGTTGCGGTCTGAGAATAAACCCAGAAAAGCCAACCGTCCTCAACCCAGACAAAGGGAATGTTCGCCGCGATGTTGTGAACGAAGATCAGGCTGTCCGTGTCGCGAAGGGCGGACGGTAACTGAGAGGCTAATACCCCGCCTCGGCGATCAATCTGCTGACCGCCCGCGTAGTAGTCCGTGACGTAAAGGGTCCCCGTCGAAGCGGCACCCGAAATGACCAGCTTGTCCAGCGAACCCGCCACGTCAAGAGATGTGAAGGCAGCGGTCGCGACATTAGTATTCGGCCCCCCCGGAGTTACTTCCGACATCGTGTCAGCGATAAAGGTCGTGCTTCCGGAGGTGATGTAGGCGATCGGAACGCGAAGGATCCGAGTTGTCGTGAACAGGTAGAGGCACGAAACGCCCGCACCGGGCCCGTGCTGAAGGGTTGCCACCCGCCCGTTGTTGGCTTGGGAAATGTTGCCAGTCACGGTCTGGGATCCAGTGATGACCATGTCGGTTCCGGTGAGGGTGGCCGCTCCAGCAGTCAAGGTCAAAGGCGCGCGGATATTGTAGCGATAAATGTTCAGCGACGTCGATGAGCCTTCGGTGCAGTAGGCATACTGCTCAGTCCACGAGTCGAGATCATCTAGGGCACAGCCCCCGATCACGTCGTTGGTGATCGACGCCGCGTCCCTGAGCCAGTAGGTCGCCTTGATCTTGTCCACAGTCGTTGCTGCCGGAATTGCGGTTGCGGGGTTTTGGAAGTCGGCGTACTGCAAGCCCTTGGTAACAAACAAACCACCGTTGGTAACTGTAGCGTTGGTGTTTGCGTGGACCAGCATTAGGTCTTGAATAACATAAGGGGTGCCAGCCGAGACGGTGCCAGCGGAGGCCGTTAAAGTAATGCTGGTGTCTGAACCAATGGCGCTGATCTGATACCAATTGGTGATTTGATTGGGGTCGGTTGAACCAAAACCAATTCGAGAACCAACGGACAGGCCGGTGTTCCAAACAGTGCTGGTGCCCGTGACGGCAGTACCGGAGACAGCCACAGTCCCCGTGGTGTATTTCTCAAGGATGGCCCGGAAGCCTCGAACGGTGTGGGCCGTCGCGGTGGGGAACGTAAGCGTAACGGCACCAACAAAGGTGTACGTGTTAGTACTGGGAGACCAAGTCCAAAGTTGCACACGACGAGTTGCCGCCGCAGATGCACTGTCAGCGCCAAAAACCCAAAACAGGTCGTCGGTAATCTTGATAGGAGACACGAACGCCGTCGTGATCGCCAGCGAGGTCTCGCCGAAATTAGCCACGCCAAGCGGAGCAGGCCCGACGAACTTGTCGATGTCGCCGGTGCCAATATTGAACTGTCCCGTATGCTTGCCACGGTTTATTTTCGTCGCGTCATAGCTGCCACCAATAGGAACTTGTTCCAAAGACCCATTAAACAATTGCTCAACTGCTAGCTTCATCTTGAATCACCTCTGTTGCATCGATTCCAAGTATTGTTGCCGCAAGAAAGGAACAGATAGCGTAATCAAACATGGTCGTCGTACATGGAACTAAATCAAGCAATCGGTAAATGCCAGAAATTGCGACAAAATAATCGTTCGTATTAGCTACTCTCTCTCCGCGTGCCAGATTCGTCTCGACATTTTCTTTAATTTTCGAATCAATCTGTTGTTCGGATTCCAAGGTCAGCTCCCCTTGATAAATGAAACACAGTCCCACCTATCGTCGCTAGCTACATACTCGAACCCAATCCGATCGATACTACCACCTCCTGTCGATAGCACAACATTACCTATGGCTAAGTCACCGGCGAATCGGAACTTGGCTCCCCAGGTAATCGTTCTTCCTCCATTGGCATCTTGTTGGATTCGTAAAATAAGAATTCTACCGTCGACGGAATTTGTCGGGTTTTCAATCACTCGATTACCCGCGAGCGTCACATGCCATTTGTTGCTTTGGCTTGAGTCAATCGTGATTGAAGCTTGATCGTTCAGAGCTTGGACTGCTAGATCCATGGCGTCACTAAATGTCTTG